CTACCGCCGAGTTCCTAACGCTCAACCGCAAGTCATTCTGTTTTAACGAACAAGGCACAGGTAAGACCGCCGCAGCTATTTGGGCAGCAGACTTCTTAATGAACCAAGGCAAAGTGCGCCGTGTTCTTGTTATATGCCCACTATCCATCATGGACTCAGCTTGGCGAGCCGATCTCTTTGAAGTAGCTATGCACCGTAAAGTTGATGTTGCGCATGGGAACGCAGATAAGCGTAGAAAAATAATTAACAGCGATGCAGAGTTTATTGTAATCAACTATGATGGTGTAGAAATTGTAGAAGAGGACATACGTAACGGTGGGTTCGATCTAATTATTGTGGACGAGGCTACGCATTATAAGAACGCACAGAGTAAACGATGGAAGTGTTTAAATCGGTTGGTTACTGAAGACACTTGGCTGTGGATGATGACAGGTACACCTGCCGCACAGTCGCCGCTTGACGCATACGGACTAGCTAAACTTGCTAATCCCCAATCTGTACCACGATTTTTTGGGTCATTCCGCGACCAAGTCATGTTTAAAATATCACAGTTCAAATGGATACCGAAACCAACGGCTACCAACACAGTGTATAACGCTCTACAACCTGCCATACGGTACACCAAAGAACAGTGTCTTGACCTTCCAGAGATGACATACGTTAAACGTGCGGTTGAGTTAACGCGTCAACAGAAAAAGTATTACAAAGAATTGAAGAGCCGACTTGTAATGGAAGCAGCAGGCGAGGAGGTGACCGCACACAATGCTGCCATATCTATGAATAAACTTTTGCAGATCAGCGCAGGTGCAGTCTACACCGATAAAGGTGACACACTAGAGTTTGATATTAAACACAGGTACAACGTACTGAAAGAAGTCATTGATGAGAGTAGTCAAAAGGTTCTGGTGTTTGTACCTTTCAAGCATACGATTGACATACTAACAGAGAAACTACGTAAAGACGGAATTACCGCTGAAGTGATTCGCGGAGATGTGCCTGCTACGAAGCGTACAGAGATATTTAAACGCTTCCAAACAACCCCTAAACCCCAGATATTGGTGATACAGCCGCAATCAGCAGCACATGGTGTGACTTTAACAGCCGCGAATACTGTTGTATGGTGGGGGCCAACCTCTTCCTTGGAAACATATGCACAAGCAAATGCACGTGTTCACAGGTCAGGACAAAGACACCCATGTACGGTAATCCAACTACAAGGATCAGCCGTAGAAAAACACGTCTACGCATTACTTGATAGTAGAATAAACGTACACTCAAAAATTATAGATTTATACAAAGAAATACTTGACTAGCTCAACGGTTGTTGCTAGATGTTAATTCCCGATAAAGGAGAACAACATGAGCAATGCAAAAATCTCTATCGAAAAACTAACAGCTACGTATATAAAAATAAGGGACAAGCGTAGTAAGTTAGCGACAGAGTTTAAGACAAAAGATGATGAATTAAAGTCCCAACAAGATAGAATCAAACGCGCACTTCTTGAACATTGTAAAGAACATGACGTTGAAAGTGTTCGCACTGCGGAAGGTTTATTCTATCGTACTATCAAAAAACGTTTTTGGACGAACGACTGGGAGTCCATGCACAAGTTTATTCTAGATCAGCAAGTGCCTGAGTTTTTAGATAAACGTCTTAACCAATCCAACGTAAAGCAATTCCTTGAAGATAACCCTGACTTGTTACCACCGGGGCTGAACGTGGATTCAGAATATGCGATAGCAGTGAGGAAAAAATGACTGAAGCGAAGAGTCCATTTGTGACAATAGAAAGTCTGGCACAGTATTTTCACGTGTCAGTATCTACGATCCGTGCATGGGTACGGCAGGGGCATATCCCCGAAACTACTTACATTAAACTTGGCAACACTTATAGGTTTAACCGCGATCAGGTAGCTGACGCACTTACTTTAATGCAAAAAGAAGCAGAGTTAGGGGGTGATACAGTTACGATAACAGCCACGGGTGTAGTAGGCACTGTAGCTACAACTAACAATGGTGATGAGCAGTTAGAATTAAATTTCGATGCTGACGAAGATGTATAATGCACCGCATAAGTTTACGTGGTGGACAATTTCGTAAACTGGTTAAAGGTGAACAAGTTAGTGCGTGTGCCGATAAGTCACTTAACTTAGTGATTTTAGACGCTGCGAAAGTATCACGCGCTTACTATGCAGGGGAGTATGACCCTGATAGTCCGACTGGCCCTACATGTTGGTCAGCAGATACTAGTGCACCTGCACCAGAGGTGAGGCAAGAAGATCGCCAATCCAATCGCTGTATGGACTGTACCCAGAATATTAAAGGGTCGGGTTCGGGTATGTCACGCGCATGTCGTTTTGCGCAGCGGCTAGCCGTAGTATTAGAGGATGACTTTACAAATGTATACCAACTGCAAATACCTGCGACATCATTATTTGGTAAGGCACAGGAAGGTAAAATGCCGATGCAAGCCTATGCACAATATCTAAATTACCATAGCACTTCTCCTATATCTGTGATTACCGAATGTGCATTCGATCAGAATAGTGTTGTGCCTAAACTGTTTTTCAAGGCGGTACGCCCCCTTGAAGAAAGCGAAGTAAGTCTCGCAATGGAAAGGGCAGACAGCCCAGAAACCAAAGAGGCTTTACTAATATCAACGCCCACAAGAGGCTCAATCTTTGCGGAAGTAGATGGTTTTGTCTACGACGCAAATTTAAAATAAGGAGACTTTTATGTCTGAACAATATGTGATTAAAAAAATTACCACCATGTACCCTAAACTAGACAAGACGTACCGTTTTGATGCTGAACAGCAGCGATCCGTTTCTTGTAGCCCGTTAGATGATGGAGCCGAATATTCGGTTAACTTCATAATGGATGACTCAACTGCCAAAGAGTTATGGGCATACATGAAAGAAACTTATAACGCCGAGAAGAAAAAGAATTGGCCTGAGATAAAGAACCCATTTAAAAAGACAGAGGATGGGATGTGGTCACACAAAGCTAATCTTAAAGGCGCATACAACGGCGAAAAGACTAGGAAACCATCGCAAGTTGATTCAAAAGTACAAGCACTGCCAGACGACTTTCAGTTAACTAGTGGTAGCACTGCGAATGTTGCGGTTAAGGGTGTACCTTACAATGGTTCAATGGGTTGTGGATGCTCACTTAGATTGCAAGCAGTGCAGGTTCTTAAACTTGCCGAACGTCCGCAAGCGTCTCCATTTGGGGCTGAAGAAGGCTTTGACTCGCAAGAGAGTAGTCCGTTTACCGCTGTGGACCAGAACGAAATAGAGGCACCTGCCTCTAAAAAATCAAACAATGTGCTTGAAGACACACCTGTGAAAGAACCAAAAGTTAAGAAAAAAGAAGAAGTACAAACTTCCAACGACGATCTTAGCGACCTTGTTGATGCGTGGGATGACGCTGACGAGTAATTTTGGAGCCGTGACTGTAACAGGTCACGGCATTTCTTTCATGGGCAAGAGCAATGCAAACAAAAACATTTATGCAAAGCGTGGTGCCTCACGAAGGATGGTACTGTGTATTTGCCGCGAATAAAACAGGACAACGTAAACAAAAGTTTTACGACTCCATAGACCATGTACTAGACGCATCGCATGACCTAGACGCAAACGGTTACGATGTGTATTTTGCACTGGCTACTTTCGGCGAAGCGGGATCTCGTAAGCAAGAGGACGCAATAAAATTACGTTCGTTCTTCATGGATCTAGACTGTGGAGAAGGTAAAGAGTTTCCCACACAACATGCCGCTATAAAAGAATTACGTAGGTTCTGTAAAACACTCGACCTACCTAAACCTGTAACGGTCAACTCAGGGCGTGGAGTGCATGTATACTGGCCTTTGAGTGAAGATGTAACCCCTGACGAGTGGACACCCATAGCCGAGCGGCTTAAATTATTATGCGCACAACACAAGTTTGACGCTGACCCTGCGGTGACTTCAGATGTCGCCAGAGTCTTACGTGTCCCGGGGACCAGGAACTACAAGGATAACACACCTAAAGAAGTTACGGTGTTTGGGCTAGAACAGATACAACCAATAAACTTTGACGAATTTTCAGAGTTGGTTGGGGGTGGTGTGATACCAGTTCCTAAGAAGTTTACCCCAACAGGAAGCAGTAACTCAGTTTTAAACGCTTTATTGAGCAACCGTGAATCTTATTTCAAAGATATAATGGTTAAGACAGGGAAGGGAGAGGGGTGTGCGCAGTTAGGGTACATCTACAAAAATCAATCTACAATGTCAGAACCCATGTGGCGAGCAGGGTTGTCGATTGCGAAGCATTGTGCAGACGCTGATAAGTCTGCGGCGCGTATATCAGAAGGTCACCCTGAGTTTACACCAGATGAGATGTTCAATAAAATGGACAGGATTAAAGGTCCGTACCTTTGCGCTACGTTTGACGAGTATCGCCCAGACGTTTGCACATCGTGTTCATTATGGGGAAAGATTAAATCTCCTATCTCTATCGGTAACCGCACAAAGGTGGCAACCGAAGAAGACAACGTTGTCGAGTTGTTTTCGCCCGACCCAGATGCGGAACCAGAAACTCACGTTATACCAAAGTACCCAAGCCCATTTTTTCGTGGGGCAAACGGTGGTGTGTATATACGTAGCGAGAACGCCGAAGGCGAACCACAAGACGAGTGCATATACCATAACGATTTATACGTTGTGAGACGTGTGCATGACGGAGATGAAGATGCCCTAGTGTTTCGTTTGCACTTGCCAAAAGACGGAATAAGAGAGTTTACTGTACCACAAATAGCAGTCACTTCTAAAGACGAATTTAGAAAGGCAATAGGTGCAAAGGGCGTAACTACATGGGGGCGAAAATTAGAAAGTCTAATGACATATAGCATAAGGTGGATAGAAGAATTGCAACATAATAGTGCAGCAGATATGGCGCACACTCAATTTGGTTGGTCAGATGATAAAGGGAAATCATTCATACTTGGGGATAGAGAAGTATTTCCTGATCGTGTTGACTTTAACCCTGCGTCAACAAAAACGGCTGCTTTGTTCCCCTCGTTTACTCCTAAAGGTACCTTGGATGGATGGAAGAGCAATGCTAACTTCTTTAATAAAAAAGGCATGGAGCTATACCAATTTGTGGTATGCGCAGGATTCGGCAGCGTATTGATGCGTAACTCCCCAATGCACGGGGCACTTCTGCATATGCACAGTAAGGACTCAGGGTTAGGTAAAACTACTGCAATGTATATGGCTATGACTGCATGGGGGCATCCCAAACAGCTTACGCTGAAAGAGCGAGACACGATGAACCATCGTATGAACCGCGCTGAAGTCAACAAAAACATACCCTTTTGCACTGATGAGATTACAAACATGACCGCAAAAGCCGCTTCAGATATGTCTTATGCAATCACCGAAGGGATGCAGCGTGGTCGTATGGCAGGGGGTGCAAACATTGAACGAGCGCGTGGCGGTGAATGGAAGTTTCTTGCTGTATCTACGGGCAACATGAGCCTGATAGAAAAAATATCTTTGTTTAAGAACGCGCCTAAAGCAGAAGCGCAGCGAATTTTAGAAGCGCGAGTGGATACATTTTTCGATACCACAGGCGACAAAGCTATGACAGATACGTTTGCGCAAGAAGTGCAAGAGCACTACGGACATGCAGGTGTGATATTTACACAGCATTGCATGAAACATTGGAACACGATTGTGGCTTATGAAGACAAAGTACGCAAAGCCGTAGATCAAAAATGTGGACTTACTTCTGCAAATCGTTTCTGGTCTGAGTATATTACTAAGACGCTAACTGCCGGATTGATAGCAAGTAAACTTGGACTAATAAGTTATGATATGGATGAGTTGTTTAAGTTTGCCGTCAGGCTTGTAAAGTATAATCAAAGTATGACCGATGATATGACTGCTACATCTAGTCAGATATTGGCAGACTTCTTTGCAGAACATCATGGCAATCTATTAGTTATAAAAAGCACTACAGACATGCGCGGTAAGGTTCCAGAGGGTATGGCGGACTTGGTTATACCCGAAGTTAGCCCACGTACTAAATTAGTTGCGCGGTATGAAACAGATACCAAGAAGGCATTTGTAATATTAAAACCTTTTAAAAGGTGGTGCCTTGAACAACAGATTGATTACTCAGCATGTGTAACTGATTTAACAAAAGAAAAAGGCGCAATAAAACGTAAGATGCGTATTAGTAAAGGCACTAACCTTAACCTACCTGCAACTGACTGCATTGAGGTTAACTTTGAATTAGAGATTGGTTCTGAGGATGAAAGCGATACCTAAAACAGATGATTTGCACCCAGACGGTGTACGTATTGTAGTTGATTGGAGTAAAATGTCTGTAGGAGCTTCAGTTTTTACACCTTGCGTAAACGTAATCGAAGCAAAGAAACAGTTTGAAAAGATAGCAGATACCAAAGGGTGGCAGGTTAAAGTTCACACTAGGATTGAGGATGATAAATTTGGGGTTCGCATGTGGAGAATTTTGTGATAACGTGCAATCATATCATGTTCACACTGTTCTCCAAACTACCCCTGCTTTACGCGGGGGATTTTTTTAAAAGAGTTGCCAACCCTGATCCCATTCACTACGACTTTCCTCTAAGGCTTGACGCATATTCGGGCTGATACTAATGCCATTGTACATGGTTGCTGACGTTTCCATATGCTGTCGCATAGACTTGTGAATTGAATCTATACCGATACGCGCAGTGGGATGGCGTTTGTTAAACTTAAATATCTTCTCCATCAAGGCGCGGCGTCCGTCATAGTCACCTGTGCGAGAAGCCACATAATATTGGCGTAACAACTTGGTACGCATGTTATTTACTGAACGTTCGATACGTTTGGTCTGTTGGTTCATCTCTTGGGTTCGCGTATACTCGGCAGGGGCAAATCCAATTGCTTGCGCTGCAAGCTGCCCCATGGATAGGTCATCCATGATCGGATCTTTTCTACGTGTTAAGATGCCTTCATCACTATAACGGAACACAGTTTTATATACATTACTTACGCCCCCGGGCAGCAGTGACTCAACACCTCTTTGCATCTCACCCTGCATTACATCTTTGTACGCGCGTTCAAATCTAGTGATAGTGCTCCATGCAGGTCCACCAAGATAGTGAAACACAGTCTCTTCCAAAGATGCGTCATGGTTAAATCTATTTGCCTGAAGGATGAGACCCGATAGACCAATACGGCTTGACAAGTCAACACCAAGAGCCGCAGTTAGTGGTCCTTTATAGAAGCCTTCACCTATCGTCTTACGTACAACAGTTTCAATGTCATCTTCTTCATCGTCACGGAATAAATTAAGCAACTGCATAAGCTCACGTGCCAACGGCATACCCACCGCACCTGCTAATAAAAAGGATGCGCCTGTTACCCCTGCAAACTGACGGAAGGCTTGATCTCTTGCTGCTTTATCTCCTGCGTGATGCGCGTCTATTCCGTCACGTACCGTCTTAAACATGGTATAGTACATTTGAATACCATATGTTTTATACATGAGCGCAACTCGACCAATCCCTTGTTGTCCGAAGCGTGGCGCTGTTTCTAATACCGATCCACCGTTAGTCATCTGAGTGTCGTATAAAGCTTGTACCGCAGCTTTTTCTTGGCGTTCGGCTGTAGATAAGGTAGGTTCTGCTTCTTTGAGACGATTTAGTTCAAGCTGATATGCTGTAAGCGCAGTAACTTGGCGGTTGTACACCTCGACATTGTGAAACATAAACGCAGACGCAGCCGAAACTGTTTCCACAACGCTACGTTTGCGCCCCGAACTATCTACACCCAAGTTGTCTGCGAACAACGAACGGTTTAGCTGACCTCGCGCTGCCATCATCTCCATAAGTGGTTTGGCTTCAAGCAATTCTGCGCGGACTGCGTCATCCAAATCTATGTCCTTGCGCACCACATAGTCACCGTTTGCATCAAGCTCAAAATAGTTATCAAGGCTTGGCATTGAACGAACTTTTATGTTTTTTTCATCTCCGTACGGAGCTACCATGTCGCTCTTACGATTAAACCCACTGCTTGTAACAAGTTTAGATGCGTTCTTGATGGCGCGTCCAGTGGCTCCATACCCATACTTACCTGACAACATTGG